CTGTTGTATTAGGATATAAATACCCTTTTACTTTTATTCCTGAAATGGATTTACTATATTTTCTACAGCATTTCCAAAATCTTCAACTTCATTTTTAGTTTTTTGTAATTATAGTTTAATTTCTACAAAAAAGCCCGAACTTGCAAAAAGTTGAGGGCTTTTTTGTTGGTATGATATTTTTTTGTTTCCATTTTGTTACCATTAAATTTAATCTAATTTTAGCTAAGTCGATTTTAACGGTTTTTAGGTGTTATTTTATTTCATCAACTACCTTCTTTAATCTTTTGATTTCTTTGTGAATATAAACATCTGATGTAGTCTTATAATTTGAGTGACCAATGATTTTAATGATAGCATCTTTATCGGTTGTATTATCAGATAATAGACTTGCAAAAGTATGTCTGGTATCATGTAAACTATGATAAGACAATCCTAGATCCCTAAACAATATCCTGAAATGATTATCAAAAGAATCATAATCATATTCGAGCCCATCTAATCGTTGCCATAAATATTTATCTTTACTGAAATATCTAGCTCTAAATAAATCTAAAATTTTATCTGCAATAGGGATTTTTCTTACTCCAGCTTTACTCTTAGATTTTTCCACTTCAAAATAATACTCATTCAAATATATATCTTTTCTTTTCACTCTCAATAATTCACTTATTCTAAGACCTGTATAGCATAGAATCAGCACCATATCTATTATCCCATGTTTATTAATTTTATCGTTATTAAGACTATCCCATAAAACTTCTAATTCTTCTTGAGTAATAACTCTTTCTCTATCACTTGTTTTATTACCTTTTTCAACAGTTTTAGTTTTTAAATACTTAGCATAATTCTTGCTGCACATATCATTTAAAATAGCAAAATCAAAAATCATACTCCAGAAACTTTTTAAAACTCTCAAAGTGCTATTGGTTAGATCTAAACTATAAAATATATCCTGAAGCAAAATACCATTAATCTCTTTTATTTCCATTTTATGTAGTTTTTTACTTCTTTTAAATTGTGTTTCATAGTTGCTTAAAGTCCCTTTGTTTACATCTTTATCTTTGAGCCATAATTTATATACTTGCTCAAAAGTTATACTTTTCTCTTTTTTCTTATGTATTTTTATATCAGTCTTTTTTAGCATATCTAGACTATTTGTAAAATATGCTATTCGGTATGTCTCAGCTTCTTTCTTAGTTTCAAATACACCCAGAGCCAACCTTTCAAATTTTCCTGTTTCTTCATTAAATCTTTTATTATCTCTCAAAAGCCATGGCTTTCTTCTTTTTCCAGATAATTTTGAAACAGTACCCATTCCATTTGCTGCTTTCATAAAAAATCACACTCCTTTTAATTTGACGTACTTAAACAGAGTGTGTTATAATCTAATTACGAAACAAAAGAGAACACACTCTTTTAGCCCCTATAGTGCAGTCGCAATGCACTGCTGGGGTATTTTTTTATTTAAAATTTAAGTAATTACACCAAACATAATTAATGATCTTCTGGATCTCATCATTATTATCACAATCTTTATATTTAGCTTGTAAAAATATAGTGGCAAATAAATTAGCTTGTGTCTCTTCTCTTGAGCCTTTAAAAGCTTCAATCTTACTAAACTGTCTTATAGAATCATCATGAAATATATAATGTCCTATCTCATGAGCTATGACAAAATCTTTTTCAAAATTTGAAATACTTGAATTAATAAAAATAACATTATCAACTGATAAACCTCTAACACTATCTAAATCTACATATTTTAATATAATCCCTTTATCTTTTATTAAATTATATATATTACCATATTCTTTACGAAGTTTTAGAGCAGCATTTATTATAGACTTTGTAGTCATTACGCATCACTTCTTCCTTTGTGAAATTAATACTTCTGCATAAGCTGTTGCTAGAGTTTCTTTATCTTCATCAGAAATATCGTTCCCTTCATTCATAAACATAACAGTAGACATATTTTTAAATTTTTCTAATTTTGCTAATTCTTCATCTGTTAATTTAGAAAAAATATTATTTTCTTTTTCTTGTGAACTATAATTTTTGTTTGATAATAATTTATCAGCTTCTAAACCCAGAACATCACATATTATTTGAAATTTATCAATAGGCATATTTGTTTCCATTGTTTCATATCTTTGTAGTGTAGAAGAACTTATTCCAGTTTTCGAAGATAAATCTCTCAAGGATAAATTTAATTCATCTCTCTTATTTTTTATAATTTTTACTATATCTTTTATTTCATAAGGCATTTTACTACCTCCTTATATAAATTTTATAATTAATTATATAATTAATTTTTCATATTTGCAACAAAATTTTAAAAAAAATAAAAAAAAGTTTCAAAAATGGGTTGACAAAATAAAGTTTATAGTTTATACTTGTTTCATATAAGGGACAAAATGGAGGTGATAATTTGGATATATTAAAATTAAAAGGGAAAATTGCTGAAAAAGGAAAAACTCAGATAGATCTAGCTAAAAAACTTAATTTATCGGTTCAATCTTTTAATGCAAAATTAAATGGAAGAGCAAAATTCGATATTGATGAAGCTAAAAAACTGATAGAAATTTTAGAAATTGAAAATGTTAAAGAAATTTTTTTTAGTTAATTAGTCCCAAATATGAAACAAAAAAAGAAAGGAGGAGTATGGAAAAATTTCAAGAAACAATAGAATTCTTAAAAGTGTTGGAAGAAGAAATAAAAAAATTAAAAGATGTTATTCAACAATTATTAGAAGAAAATCAACAATTAAAAAAAGAAAATGACACCTTAAAGATGTCATTAAAAAAATAATTATGGTGTTGTGAAGGTGGTAGCTTCTTCTACCGTTAATTGATACTCAATAAAATAAAGAAGAGCATGAATAAATTTTTTCATATCCTGAATATCTTTATCAATATGCTTTCTTACATAATGAGTTTCATCATTTCCAATCCAAGTTGAAGCAGTAGCAAGATTTTTAATTTTTTCATCTGAAATATAAGTTGAGATACATTTTCCTAAAAGGATATTTTCGATTTCTGCTTTTTTATCAGGATTAAAATGTATACAAAAATCTTTTACAAGAAATTCAAGGGCTTTTCTATATCCCATCCCAGCTATTTCATTTAGTGAGTAGCTTTCAGCAGTATTTGCTTGATTATAAATGTTTTGAAACATAGGAGAAAGATTAGCAATTTTTTCAGAGAATAATTTATTTTCTGGATAAACTGGTTCACATGTTTCAAGGTTACTAGCCCAATAAAAAGCATTATTTCCATAAGAAGTATAACTTGGATTCTGAACAAAACCATTATATTTTGTTATGAAAGAAGATGAACAATGGTTACAATACATAAAAATTTCAATTTTCTTTTTGTCAGTAGTAATAGCTTTAGAAAAATTATGTACGAATGGAGCATGACATTTAGGACAATAATCTGGAATTGTAAATTCAATTGTTGATTTATCAATAGTTGACTTATTTAAAAGATAAAGTTCAGTAATAGCAGATTTCATAAAATAACACCTCACATATAATTTTATTTAAATTATATCATAAATAGAGGATAAAAGAAAAAGGAGAGAAGAAAAATGCAAGATTTATATTTTAAAGACAAAGACTCAAAATTAATATTTGGTTTATTAGAATTAAAAGATAGAGCGTTAGGAATGCTTTATCAATTATATAAAATGATGATTGCATAGAAAATTCAAAGGAGGATATTATGTTGCATTGCACAATTCTAAAAAAATACTGGGATAGAGAAGAACTTAAAGGATTGAATTTTAAAAGAGCTCTAAAAATAATAGAAATACTAGAAATATGGGAAGGAGAGGGAAATGTTTGAATACAAAGAAGCATCAGTAAAAGACATACTTAAATATAAAGTGAAATGGTTAATTAACACACTTTATAAATTATATGGAAAGTACATTGAATTATACGATTTTGAAGATTTATTTTAAATAAGGAGGTGTAACATGGCAAATTACAAAATAACAGTAGATGAAGCAGTAGCCTTATCTGGTGGAGAATTAAATAAAGATGATGTTTATTCTCTAATTCGTGCTAATGAGGTTCCAGGCTGTATCTACAAAAAGAAAAATGAAGAAAATGAAAGAGGAGCTTACTTAATTATAAAAGCTCACTGGCTAAATTTCTTAGCTGGAAAAAGTTATAAAAAAGAAAAAACATCTGCTACTCCCGACCAAAGTTGTATGACAGATGTTTAAAACAAAAAAGTAAATAGATTTATCTATTTACTTGAATTATATATCAATTTAAAAAAAAATTCAAGAGGTGAATAATGATAAACAGATGGGAAGTTTTAGAATGCTTGAGGGAATACCCCAACAAATCCAGAAAACAAATAGCCGAATATCTAAATGAAGACTATGAAGCTGTTAAAAAATGTATCCTTAGATTTAAAAATAATGGTTGGATAAAAGAAGTTAAAGGTTCTTGGGTTGTTCTTAAAACACAAGTCATAAATAAAAACGATGAAAAAATTGAAATAGTTAATGAAATGATAGATTCACTTTTAGAAGATTTTAAAAATAGTGTAAAAGTGAGTGAAAAAATAAGATTGGCTGAACTATTAATACAGCTGTTAAATAAATTCTAGGAGATGATTATGCAAGAATACAATGAGTTTATATTCAATAAATCTACTTCAATCATAAGTAGTGGATTTGATATTGATAAAAAAGAGTTAAATCAGAATCTATATGATTTTCAAAAAGATATAGTTAGATGGGCATTAAAAAAAGGAAAAGCAGCAATATTTGCAGATTGTGGTTTAGGTAAAACTATTATGCAACTTGAATGGGCTAATAAAGTGTATGAACATACTGGAAAAAATGTTTTAATTCTTGCTCCATTAGCTGTATCAACACAAACAAAAATGGAGGGGAAAACATTTGGTATTGATGTAAATATATGTGAAAGTCAATCAGATGTAGTTCCTGGAATAAATATAACTAATTATGAAAAATTAGATAAGTTTGTAGCCAATGAATTTAGTGGAATAGTTTTAGATGAAAGTTCAATATTAAAGAGTTTTACTGGAAAAATAAGAACTCAAATAATAGAAAACTTCTTACATTGTCCTTTTAAATTAGCTTGTACAGCAACACCAGCACCAAACGATTATATGGAACTTGGAAATCATGCTGAATTCTTAGGAATAATGACAAGAAACGAAATGCTTTCAATGTACTTTATCCATGATAGTGGAGATACAGCCAAATGGAGATTGAAAGGACATGCTGATAAAATATTTTGGCAATGGATGGCTGGTTGGTGTGTATTTATAGATAATCCAAATAATCTAGGTTATGAAATAGAAGGCTATACATTACCAAAACTAAATATATTTGAAATTATAGCTGATGGAGATGAATTTTATAACGATAAATTGACTCTTACACAAAGAAGAAATGTAAGACGTGAAACGTTAGATGTGAGATGTCAAAAAGCTGCAGATATAGTTAATAGTTCAAACGAACAATGGCTAGTATGGTGTAGTTTAAACGATGAATCAGCTAAATTAAAAGAGTATATAAATGATAGTTATGAGGTAAAGGGTTCAGATAACTCAAAATATAAAGCAGAAACAATGATTAAATTTTCAAACAATGAAATAAAATCATTAGTTACAAAACCATCAATAGCAGGTTTTGGAATGAACTGGCAACAATGTAACAACATGATATTTGTTGGGTTATCAGATAGTTATGAGCAGTATTATCAAGCTATTAGGAGATGTTGGAGATTTGGTCAAACAAAAGAAGTTAATGTTTACATAATTCTTTCAGCAAAAGAAGGAACAGTTAAAGAAAATATTGCTAGAAAAGAAGAAGATGCTAAATACATGCAATCTCAAATGGTGGAACTAACTAAAGAAATAACACAAAAAGAGTTACATTCAACATCTAGAATAGTAACAGAATACGTACCACAAACAGAAATGATACTACCTAACTGGGAAGAAATGAGAACGTTAAATTAAAAATTGGAGGATAAAATGAACGTTATAAATCAAATAATAAAAGATAAATATTCAATATATCATGGAGATAGTGTAGAAGTAATTCAAGGAATACCAGATAATTCAATTCACTATTCTATATTTAGTCCACCATTTGCGAGTTTATACACTTACTCAAATAGTGATAGAGATATGGGAAATAGTAAAAATGATGATGAATTTTATGTACATTTTAATTTTTTAATTAAAGAATTACATAGAGTTCTTATGCCAGGGAGATTAATAAGTATTCATTGTATGGATTTACCGATGATGAAATCAAAAGACGGAGTGATTGGATTAAAAGATTTTCCAGGAGAAATAATAAGATTATTCCAAGAAGCTGGATTCATATATCATTCAAAGGTAACAATATATAAAGATCCATTAGTTGAAGCAACAAGAACCAAAGCACTAGGGTTATTACATAAACAATTATGTAAAGATTCAAGTTTATGCAGAAATGGTTTGCCTGATTATATTGTTACATTTAGAAAAGATGGAGAAAACCCTGAAAGAATAGAACACCCTGAAGGTTTAGTTAGATTTTATGGAGAAAATGAACCAGAAGGAATAAAAGGAGATAGACCAGAACCTGATCCTGAAAAAGTAAAAAATAAAGAAAAATATAACGAATTGCCTGTTTATTCTCACCAAGTATGGAGAAGGTATGCCAACCCTGTATGGATGGATATTAGACAAACAAATACTTTGAATAGAACTAAGGCAAGATCAGAAGAAGATGAAAGACATATATGTCCTTTACAGTTAGATGTAATAGCCAGATGTATAGAATTATGGACTAATCCAAATGATATAGTTTTAGATCCATTTATGGGAATTGGAAGCACTCAATATATGGCACTAGAAATGGATAGAAGAAGTTTAGGAATTGAATTAAAAGAAGCTTATTTTAATCAAGCCAAACTAAATCTAGAAACATTAGAAGAAGAAAAAGCAAAGATTAAATTAGAACAATCTTCTTTATTTGAAGGAATGGATTCAAAAATATATGAATAAAGGAGATTGAAAATGCTAGAAAAACAAGTTGAAAATAAAATAAAAAAATGGTTGGAACAAAACAATCACTGGTATTTTAAGGTACATGGTGGACCATTTCAAAAAACAGGAGTACCCGACATTATAGCTTGTATAAATGGTAAATTTGTAGCTATAGAAGTTAAAAGAAGTGATGGTGGAATTGTTTCAGAGTTACAAAAAGCTCAAATACAAAAGATAAAAGATAGTGGCGGATTGGTTGGAGTAGCTCACAATATGGAAGAGTTTTGGCAAATATTAAAAGATGGTGGGTTGATATGATGCTATATCAATATCAAAAAGACTTACTGGATAAAAGTTTAAAAAATTATATATATCCATTAGGAACTGGAACTGGAAAGACAATATTATCAATACATCATTACTGGAAGCATGCACAAGGTAAAAGATTAATTATAATAGCACCAGCTCAGAAAGTTAAAGAAGGTGGATGGGATAGAGAAATTAATAATTTCAATAAATATTATGGAACAAATATAGATTATGAAGTTATTAGTTACGGCAGATTAAAACATGTCGATGGAGACAAAAATACTTATTTGATTTTTGATGAGTGTCATTACATTAAAAATTATAAAAAGTCTCAAAGAAGTAAACTAGCTTTAAAACTATGTAAAGCTTCTTATGGATTTTGTCTACTCAGTGCGACACCAGCATCAAATGGATATCAAGATTTAGGAAACTATATGGCTATATTTGGAATTTATGCTAGTGGTTATGCTTATGAAAAATCTAACGCAATAAAGAAAATGAACTACATGGGATTTTATGAAATAGTAGCTTGGAAGAACACAGAATACATTGATAAGTGTTGGAAGGCCATTAGTAGTATAGCCCTTAATAAAAATGATTGTATAGATTTACCAGATTTAGTCTTTGAAGAAAATTACTTTGCAGCTGGCGATGAATATATCACTATAAAAAAAGATAGAGTTTTAGGAGATGAATTATATGATAGTTCTCCAAAATTTATAGCTGGACTTAGACAGTATGCTGGATTTAATGAAAAACTAGAATATTTAAAAGAGTTTAGAGAATCAACAGATTCTAATATCTTAATTTTCTATAACTTTAAAAAAGAAGCTGAAGCTATAAAGGAATTAATAAAAATAGATTATGAAGTCAGTGGTTCACTAAGCAAAATACCTAAGTTTGAAGACTTTAAAAATCTAAAAAACAAAACTACTCTTGTACAAATTCAAGCGGGAGGGGCAGGGATAGAGCTTCAATATAATTCAGAAGTAATATTCTTTAGTCCTACTTGGAGTTATCAAGACTACGAGCAAGCCATTGGTAGAGCTTATAGGATAGGTCAAAAAAACAAAGTAACAGTTTATAAGTACATTGGACTAGGCACAATAGAAGAAAAGGTTTATACAAGGTTAGATGACAAAAAAGACTTTGTAGATAAGTTATTAAATTTAGAAGATTTAGGAGGATACGAATGGAACAAGAAAAATTAATATCACATACTCCAGGAGAGAATGTGACAGAAAATAGAAATAAATATCTTGGTGGGAGTGATTTACCTGCACTGTTTAATGTGAGTCCTTTCAAAGATTGTTTTACTCTCGCAAGAGAAAAAGCTGGAGTAATCCCTGCAGCATTTAAAGGAAATGAATACACTAGATATGGTCAATTGTTAGAACCACAAATCAGAGATTATATCAATAGTATTTATGAGCTTAAATTTAAAGAAAACACAAACATTAATGAAGAGTTAGGACTTAGATCTAACTGTGATGGTTTAGATAAAGATGCAGGATTGCTCTTGGAGATTAAAACCAATGCTGGAGACAAGACAACATATGAAGATGTATACGATTATGTGTTACAAATGCAAATGTATATGTTTCAATTTAATGTTGAAAAAGGTTACCTGGTTCAATATAAAAGACCAGATAATTTTTGGACTGGATTAGATTATGAAACTCAACACACAGATGATTACTTCAATCAAGATTTTGATCCTGAAAGAATTTCAGTCATGGAAATAAAAAGAGACGATAAATTAATACAACAAATATTATCTAAAGCAGAGAAATTTTGGATTGATGTTGAAAGATTAAAACAAAATCCAGAGATGACAGAAGAAGAGTTTTATTTCAATGATAGATTGGTTGAATATAACAACACTATAAATAAATTATCAGTTCTGGAAAAAGAATTAGCTAGACTTAGTGATATGGAAAAAGAAGCTAAAACTCAAAGAGAAATATTATATGGATTAATGGATAATGTAGGAGTTAAAACAATAGTTACAAATAATCTTATGATCACAAAAATAAATCCTACAACAACTAAAAATGTTGATTCTAAAAAATTAAAAGAAGAACTACCAGAAATTTATGATAAATATACAAAAATCAGTAACAAAAAAGGCTATGTAAAAATAACAGTTAGAGCAGATAAAAACATAGTGGAAGAAATTAAGGAAGAAATAACAAGTAATAAAAATGTTGATAATAGTAAAAAGTCAGCACTTGCTGCACTTGGATTATAAGGAGGATAAAATGATTAAATTACCAGTAAATGAACCAAAAATAGCAGACATTACACNACTGATGGAAATGCTACAAAAGTAAATACTCCATCTGTTGCAATTAAAACCTTTGCAGAGTTTGCAGAAGTTATAGAAGCTCTAAAAACTGAAAAACATACATATAAGACTGTAATTATAGATTTGATAGATGATATTGAAACTATGCTAACAATTCATATATGTGAAGCAGCTAAAGTTGAATCATTAGCTGATATCCCATTTGGAAAAGGCTATGCTAAATTCAATGCAGTATGGAAGAAGTTAATGATTGAATTAACTCAAATGAATATGAATGTTATATTTATATCTCATTCAATAGAAAAATCAGAAAATAATGGGCAAACAATGTATCAAGCTCCTAGCCTAGGACAAAAACCATTGAATGCTTGTATGGGTAGATGTGATTTTTCAATCCAAACTAAAAAGATTGGAAGCAACTATATAAGAATATGCACAAATAAAAGAGAAGCTTACAAAGAAGATGATATAAAAGATAAAAAGATTTTAGCAATTTTAAAAACAGTAAAAGGTGTTTTTGAGATAAAACCAGCTATTAAACAAGTAGCATCAACAAAAAATGAAGATGCAAGCAAGACAACAAATAACACAAATAATATAAATAAAGATGGAGGTAACAAATAATGAGTATAGCAGATATCATGGCAGAATTAGAGGCACAAGATTGGAAAGCAGGAGACAATGAAACAGATTTTTCTGTAGCCGATGGAGTTTATGAAGGAGTTATAGAAGGACTTGAATACAAGGAAAATGAAAAAGGTACGCAATGGTTTTCATTTACAGTAAATTTAATAAATGAAAATAAAAAGTATTTTGCAAATGTATACTTTAGTGGAAAAATGGCAGCTATGAATTTAAAAAAGTTTATAAATATAATTTATAACTTAACAGGAGAAGCATTAACTTCTTTAGACTTTGCAAATGAAGTAGCATTAGCACAAAGATTAAATGATGATCTTATTGGAAAAGATGTAGTTATAGAATTGACAACTAAAAAAGAATTTCAAAACTTCAAGTTTATATTCCAAGAATAATAGGAAAAAATAAAAAGGGAGAGTTTGACTCTCCCTAATATTCTATGAAAGGAGGATAAATAAATGAGAAGTGATATAGTTGGATTTTATGACTTTGAAGTTTTTATGTGTGATTGGTTAGTTGTCATAATAACTACTCAAGACGAAGAAATAATAATACACAATGATCCAGAGCTATTAAAAAAGACAATGAACAATATAAACTGCTTAATAGGATTCAACAATCATAACTATGACGATTTGATTTTAGCAGGAATAATATCAAGAAATATGACACCAGGAGAAGTATATAAACTATCTCAAAAAATTATAAATGGTGAGAACACAAGCTTTTATAAAAAAATAGCTAATCAATTGCCAACTTACGATACTAAGCAAGAGCTTCCACCAGGGATAAGTTTAAAAGAAATAGAGAGTAACATGGGTATGAACATTATAGAAACACCAATTTCTTTTAACTTAGATAGAACATTAACAGATACTGAATTAATGGAAGTAATTAAGTATTGTAGACATGACGTAGAGACTACAAAGAAAGTATTTAAATATAGAAAAGATTACTTTGAATCTAAAATCGACATCTGCAAAGAATTTAATTTATCCAAATTAGATTCTAAAAAGACAAGAGCAAACCTTGCAGCTAAAGTTTTACAATGTAATAAATCTAAGTTACCAACACAAGCAAGGTTAAACAAAGATAGAATGTTATTCACTATAACTGATAAGTTAAGAAAAGAGAATGTTCCACAGCCAATTTTAGATTTTTATGATGATATTCAAAAAAGATTTCTGGCCGGTGAAGATTTTAAAGAACTGGAAAAAGAAAGTTTAATATATAACTTATGTGGAGTAGATCATACTTATGCTTTTGGTGGACTGCATGCAGCAAGACCTAATTTATTCTATGAAGGTAACATGCTAATGGTCGATGTTGGAAGTTATTATCCTAGCATGATTATTAATTTTAATTTTATGTCTAGAGCTTCAGAACATCCTGAACTATATAAAAACTTATATGATACTAGAATGGAATACAAAAGAAATAAAGATCCAAAACAACAAATATATAAGATACTTTTAAACTCAACATTTGGAGCTTTAAAATCAGAGTTCAATGATTTATATGATCCTGTTATGAGTAATAATATTTGTATAAATGGGCAACTATTATTAACAGATTTAATAGTATCACTTAAAGATTATTCAAAAATAATCCAAAGTAATACGGATGGAATTTTATTAGCATATGATGATAATGATTTACCAAAAATTATAGAATTATGCAAAGAATGGGAAAATAACTATGGATTAAATTTAGATTATGATTATGCTGTAAAAATAGCTCAAAGAGATGTTAATAATTATATCTTAAAAGTTAAGAC